CCTCAGAAAAAGGAACCTGAGATGTTGGAAATCACCAAGCAGTATATAGCTTACTGTGTAAATTCTAATAACTAAGTTAATAACCTGTGTAGGAGCTAAAAACTTCTGCACAGGAATACATTTTTTTTAAGAGTGGGAGGAAGTACCGAACACCTATCAGGGTAGTACCGAACACCTAACAAGCAAAGAACAAGCCAAACTCAGATTTAACATGTACGATTATGTACGTTTAAGGCTTATTCGTACTAAAAGAGGATGTTAAGGGGGTGTTAAGGGGGTTTTTAAGCTAATTTTGTTTTCTTTTTTTTAACCTTTTGTGAATTTTTGGGGTGTTTGGGTAAAAACTAAACATAAATTACAATTCAATTGGGAGATAAAATGGAATTTACAGACAGAGAGCTAGAAGTTATGGGACATGCATTAAATACATTATATGATCAAGTCAAGAGTATGTATGAAGAAGGATCAGGTGATGGAGTAGATGATTTTGCACATTATCTTAGTGAAATCAAAGACATCCAAACTCGAATAACAGATAATATACCGAAAGAAACCTTAAATTAAGAGGAACTTATGTGCCAAATAGATATAGATACATCTACTATCAACGGTTTTGCAGATGACTTTCTAGGAGAAGATAATGTCCTAGACAATAGTGAAGTCGAAAAGATCAAAGAAGCTGTTCGTACAGACTTTGATTGTGATTGTGTAGAACCTTATTTAGAAAAACTAATCAATAACTTATTAGAACTACGTGAACATAGAGAGTATTAAATAGGAGGGAATATGCATTATGGTTTAGCAAGACATTTTGGAGCTAACGTAGATAAACATTTAGAAGAAAAGGAAAATATGGATGATCAGATCAATATAAAATTTCTCAATATGCAAGGAGAAATAAATACACTTAAAGAGAAAGTTCTTAAAAATACAAATGATATATATGCTATAAAACTCTGGAAACAAGAAGCTGTAGCCAGATTTGATCAAGGTGTAGAGAATAGAACTAAAGCATTTGAAAGGATAGAAGTATTAGAAAAACAAGTATCTATATTAAAAGAATTATTAGACCGATACTTTACATTAGAAATCAATAATATAAAGGATAGTCATGGGAAAAGAAAAGTGTAGATGGTGCGGAGCAGATGCAAGACTGCAACCCGGCCCTATTCATAGAGAAGGCGGTAAACCGTTCTGTAATCCTACATGTGCGGCATCTTACCGAGTAACACAAGAACCAAGAACAAAAGAATTAACCGGAGGATAAATGGGATATTATGTAGAAAATCCAGCCCATGCAATAAGTTATGTCAAGGAATACATGGCGGATTTAGAAACTAAATTGACAGATGAGGAATATAATAGAATACATGATGCCTTATCTGATCTAGAAAAATATTTTAACGAAACACAAGGAGATTAATATGTTAGATTTAGTACAAAACCACGCTCAAAGATTCGATGAGATAGATGAGTTAATTGATTATTGCAAAGATGAACATGAAAAAGTCCATTATTTACCTAATGATGGAGATACATTTTACATGGTTGATGGTAGAAAAATACATTCTACAGGTAATACATTACCATTTGCAGGTTGCAGTATTACTGAACCCGGTATTAAAGCAGTCTTTACTAAGATGGGAGTACCCGGCTTATTTCCGAGTATGATGGCTCCAAACGAAACAACTGTTACATCTAATTTCGTAAGTAGACTATTATCTGAACCTAGTATTCAGAGTAATTTAAGGAATCAACAGTTTATCGTAGATAGTCGTCATCCTGATAACCCTATAATCGGAATGGTAAGTAAGACCTATCTTAAATACTCTAACCATAGTTTTTTAGATCATTTTCTCAGTGGGAATAACAACCATGATCTAGACTTTACAAGAGCATTAGTTGATAACACTAAAATGACTATTAAATGGTCAGAGAAAAAATTCTCAGGGATAGAAATAGATGGTAGACCAGATAGGGTTAAATTAGGTCTATACTCTGGTAATTCAATGATAGGGAATGCCACACTTTATTTCTTATTAAGTGTATTAGATGCTTTATGCACCAATGGTATCATGCTTCCTAAATCCATAGGAGGTAGTCGTATAGTACATAAAGGAGACAGAATATGGAGTAGTGAAGTAGAAAATATGGTTAATGACACTAGGAAATCATATGACAGAGTTCTAAGTCAGATCCAAACAACATTAAATATACCATTCAATGATGATAATATTAGAATAATGCTTGAAAATGATGCTCCTATTGATATTCCTAGAGATTCTAGAGTTCCACATAAGTATTGGACAACTAAGCGAAAATTCGCTAATAAGTATGATTCTAATCATGCATTAGATAATTCATTCAAATTTATAAAGGAAATTCCTTATAACTTTGGAAAAGTTCATACAAAAAGAATCTTTAACAGTCCCCACAGGAAAGGGAATACCAGTATGTACCACTTTATAGGTGCATTCACTGAATATGCTCAGGAACAGCCTGTTAGAGAACAATATCGCATAGAAGAAGAAGCTGGTGAACTTGTTAATTGGTTTGACAAGAATAACAGTAAATTCTTTAACTAATTAGACACAGTGAGTCGTGTCTAGCGACATGGATGTTGCAAACTAGGCTGGTGAGGGATTACGAGTGGATGGTGGAAGTTAAAGACGTTTAACTTATGTAGCCAGCCTTTTTCATATATAAATAATATTAATCATAAATAATAGAGGTAATATGAGTAATTCTACAGATAAACTATTTCCAGAAGAATTAGCAGAAAAAATCAAGAACCGTGTTTTAGTAGATATAGAAATATCTAGATTAACTCCTAATCCAGTTAATCCGCCGGAAAGAACTGCTAGTAATTCATCCTTTCTATCACTTAAAAAGGGTATAAGGGAACTTGGAGTTTTAGAAACAATACATTATTGCGGTGATACTATGACACTTATTAATGGTCATAGAAGAGCAATATGTGCCAAAGCAAACAATATTGAATCATTATCAGCATATCGTTATGATGGGTTATCCAAAATGGAGCGAGACATCTTATTCAAGCATTTGAATACTACATCAAACTCATATTCAGGATCACAAATGCTCCACACCTTTCTATGTGGCGGTACTGTTGAAGACAGAATGGCAACTGAGTGTAATAGTATTATTGAAATAGGTGACTATGAGAAAATTGGCGTAGGTATGGAATATCTTCAAACAATACGTGATAAAAGGAAAAGTCCAAATTCTTTCCTAAGTGGCATATATATGTATTGTAAAGTAATTGGCGACCAATCTATGAGAGAGAAGAATAAAGTCCTTTATTGGATGTTATACGTTGGTACTGCTCATAGGATAAAATCACTTATATCATTAAAATGTCCAGCACATCTAATAAAGAAAGCAGTTAATACCAAGAAACCAGTTATGGGAACTTGGGTAATAACCGCAGGATAACTTAATAATTAATCAATAGAGGTAATATGAAGAAACAAGGAAGACCAAAATTAAGTATTTCAAATAAATACGCAAAAGAACATTATGGTACATTCCAAGTTAAGAATTCTACTAAGAAAATACTAGATAATTATTGTAAAGAACAATATGAATTAACAGGCGTTAGAGTAAGTAAACTAGACGTTGTAGATATAGCAATAAAGGCATTGGTTCAACATAAAAACTTTTTCCAATTTGCTATTGACTTTAAAAATAAAAAGGAATAAACTTGACCTGTTACCTTTGTAAACTATAATAAAGGAGTCTATGAATCTTAAAGATCAATGTAAAGAATTCAAGGTCAAGTTAAACCAGATAGCAATTGATTTGGGTTATACCAGACAATATGTTTATATGGTTGTTGGCGGTAATCGCCAGAACAATAAAATAATAACCGCAGTTTATCTAGCTATAGAAGCAAGGAAAGACGAATTGCGTAAACTCATCGGCTAAGCCGGGAAAGGGTTAAAATGGAAGAACTTGCTAAAAACTTCGCAGTAAATGATTTAATTGAAAGGAAAAAAGGAATAGGAGGCTCGGATGCAGGAACGGCAATAGGTGTCAATCCTTGGAAGAGTCCATATCAATTATATTTAGAAAAAACAGGTGCTAGAGTACCAGAAGACATATCGGATAAGCCAGCAGTTAAGAGGGGAGTCCGGTTAGAACCCGAAATTATAAAATGGGTCAAGGAAGATTTAGGCATCACAATCAGGAAAGATAATTCCACACACATATCTAAAGAACACCCTTTTCTATTCTGTCACAATGATGGGACAGTAGTAGGAACCCACAGGGTAGCTGAAGTAAAGTCTCCTTCGATCCATATGAGAGAATTTTGGGGCGAACCCGGGACAGATTCAGTTCCACAATATTACTTAGCACAGGGAGTACATGCATTGGCAATTCAACCAGAAATGGAAGGAGTTGATTTCTTTGCATATTTTGATCCTGATATATTGCATTTTAGATTAGAGAGAAAGCAATCTTTAATAGATGCATATATAGCTAAAGTAACTAGGTTTTGGGACTTTGTATTAAATAAAATACCCCCACCACCTCAAGATGAGAATGACTTAATATTCAAGTATTTCAAGAAGAATGGGAAATACAAGCAAGCAACAACTCAGGTAGATTCTTTAATAAAGCAATTGATGGGTATAAAAGCTGATAAAAAGGCACTAGATACTGAAGAAAAGGAAGTAAAGTTCCATATTAAGGAATTTATAGAGGATTTTGACGGAATCAATTCTACACATGGTAAGGTTACTTTGAGTAGAGTTGAGTTAAAAGCGTTTGATGAAAGAGGATTAAGTAAAACTCATCCAGATTTATATGATCACTACTGCACCGAATTTGATTTAAAGCGATTCAAGGCAGAAGAGAACGATAAATATGAGGAACATTGTTTTTCAAAACAGTCAACTAGACTGATATTACCTAAATAATTATAGCAGTTTAAG